CCTTTAGTGTGTTTTACTGACGTAGATGGTAAATATGTAGTGCTTGGTGGTAATATGCGTTTAAAAGCATCTAAACAAGCTGGTTTAAAAGAATTACCTATAATACTTGCTGACGATTGGACTGAAGAACAAAAAAACGAATTTATAATAAAAGACAACGTTGGTTTTGGGGAATGGGAATGGGATGATTTAGCTAACGAATGGGACATAGACCAATTAGATGACTGGGGTTTAGATTTACCAGCAGACTTAAATGTAACTGAACTTGAAGCTGAAGAAGATGACTATGAAATGCCTAACGAAATAAAGACGAATATAGTTAAAGGCGATATAATAGAAATAGGAGAACATAGATTAATGTGTGGAGATAGTACAAATTCAGATGATGTTGCAAAGTTAATGAATGGAGAAAAAGCAGATATGGTTTTCACTGACCCTCCTTATGGAATGAACGCAGTTAGTAAAAGTGGTGTTTTAAGTAAGAATTATAAAACCGATATTTTAGGAGATGACGATACTAACGCAGCAAAAGATTCATTTAATTTAATTTATAATTTATTTCAAAACGCTTTGCATATTTGGTGGGGTGCAAATTATTATGCTTCTTGTTTACCAGATTCTGAATGTTGGATAGTTTGGGATAAAAACAACGGACAAAGTGAACTTATTTCTTGGTCAATTAATAAATTTAAAAGCGAATCAAAAATAATTGCAGACTTTTTTCTTGGTAGTGGTTCAACAATGGTAGCATCACACCAACTAAAAAGGAAATGTTACGGAATGGAACTTGATGAGAAATATTGCCAAGTAATAATAGATAGAATGTTAAAACTTGATGAAAGTTTAGAAGTAAAAATAAACGGTGTAGAATACAAAACCGAAGAAAAGTAGTTATATAAGTGTACAATGAAAATACAATGAAGATATGGCAAACGAAGAAAACTTAAAATCTTGGTCACCTGGCGAAAGTGGAAACCCTAACGGAAGACCAAAAGGAAGTAAAAATAGAAGCACGATTGCAAAGCGTTGGTTAGATTCTAATCAAAAGTTTAAGAACCCTATAACTGGCGAAGAAGAATCTTTATCACAAGAAGATATAATGTCTTTAGCTTTAATTAAAAAAGCACGTAACGGTGATGTGAACGCATACAAAGCTTTAATGGATAGTGGATATGGTGCACCGATACAACAAATTGACCAAACAATATTCGAGCAACCAATATTCCCCGACATAGATGTTTCAAAGAACGACGGCAGTAAACAAGATAAGTAAGTTAGAAAAACGAATCAAAATAATTCAAGGCGGAACTTCTGCTGGTAAGACTATTTCAATTCTTATATTACTTATTCATAAGGCAATATCAATACCTAACTTAGAAATAAGTGTAGTAAGTGAATCAATACCACACTTGCGTCGTGGTTGCATACGTGACTGCTTAAAGTTACTTAAAGGTTTAAACCGATACCGTGAACAACTTTTCAACCGTAGCTTGTTGAAATATCAATTTACTAATGGAAGTTTTATCGAGTTCTTTTCTTGTGACGATAGTTCCAGGTTGCGTGGTGCAAGACGTGATATATTATATATAAACGAATGTAATAACGTAACATTTGAAATGTACAACGAACTTGCTATACGAACAAAAGACGAAGTATATTTAGACTTCAACCCATCTAACGAATTTTGGGCACACGAACTAAAGCAAGATAGCAACGCACAATTTTTAAAGCTTAACTATTTAGACAACGAAGCACTTGATGAAAACATAATATTTGAAATAGAAAAGGCAAAGGAAAAAGCAAAGACTTCTGCATACTGGAAAAACTGGTGGGCAGTTTATGGTCTTG